TGCGCAAGAAGGATGGAATTGTAGATTTATAGTAGGTACTGCTTTTGCAACTACTGACTGGATTATTACAGCTACTGCAGCTATTATGGTTGGTGGTATGAATGAGTTAGAAGTTGATACATCTGATGATGGACCTTCTACTGTTGCTGGTACAACTATTAATATTGAATTAGGAGCTGAAACTATCGGTGACTATATTGATATGGTTGTAGCTGATGGAAAGATCTATATAAGTGGTCAGTCTAAATTAGACGGAGCATTTACAATAGCTTAATAGCTTAACACAAATATTATGCCACGCTATCTATTTGGGTAGCGTGGTATTAATTAACCTAAACCTTAATCCTTAAACCTTAAACGATAAACATTTAAACAAATAATTAAAAAAAAAAGAAAACATGACAAGAGCAGATGAAATTATGTTAGTAGCTCAAGTAGGCGATAACGACTCTATGATGTCGCCGTTAGGTAAGCTAAAAAGCATTAACAGCGGTTCAGGAGTTTTATTACTAAACTTCGACGCTACTGCAAACGTTGCGGCAGTAACACTTACTACTTCATCCCCAGACGAGTTCACAGCTTTGAAGGCCCTATGCAGGGCATTAAACGGGCGAGGTAGAAACATGCAGTCAAATGTAGTGGTATTGGCAGACGCCGCAGCAGCGACAGCTACTGTAACGGTGGTTCCTGAAATCACTGGATGTAGCATTATCGCGTAATTATTAACATAATAAACTAACTAAAATGAAAACAAAATTTTTATTATTTCAAAACGCGGCAAACGATGCTTTAGCATACCCACTTGACAGGTTGCAAGATGTTGAAGGTGTAGATGGAGATGTTGTAATGTCTTTTGACGCTCCTTCTGGAGAAACAACAATAACAATTAGCACCGCTGATGAGTTTCAAGCTATCAAAGATATAGCTGAAGCTATTGGCGGTCCTGTGCATTCTGACGGCGTAATAGTAATTGCTGATGACGTAGCAGGCACATATGTTAGCTCTCAAATGACAGGTATAGACTCTATAGCTTAATATGAGATTAACAGCGCAAGATTTGCGTGATATGAATATCCTTAAGTACTACAGGCTCACGCGTAAGTGGGCCTGTAAGACTTATGGGTTAACTGATGCTGATCTAGAACTACTTATATATCTAGATCACAAGGGTAGATTTACCCGAAACGAATTTATCGAGGGTGCTTACACATATTCTTGGGATAAGAAAAGGTGGGAGAAACTCCGATCAGCTGGTTGGATAGAGGTTTGGCGACATAGAAACAGAACTAGTATTAAGTACTCTGTATTCAAGACGTCGTTTAAATGCTCACAGCTAGTGACACGAATATATCGCATATTGCTTGGCGAAGAAGATCTACCGACTTCTGAGCGCAGTGTGTTTTTTAATAACAAGTCATATACAGATAAAGTCTATAATAAATCTATAGATGATATGATACGAGATAAAGATAGATAATGGCTTTTAAACTTGGCAACAAACCTCTTCCTGGAATTGCTCATGGTGGCAATATTAAGAAAAAGCATCAATTTAAAGTTGAGCATAAAAAGCTTGATGATGGAATACTTGGTGAAGCTGTTAGTGGTGATAAAGTTATTGTAGACAAAAACGTACCAAAAGACAGCAAGCTATATAAAGAGGTTGTTGCACACGAAGGTCACCATGCTAAAGAGATGAAGCAAGGTAAAATTGCTTATGGCGATGACTGGGTTAGAGATGGTAAGAAAACGTACCATAGAAAAGACGGCAAGATAAAGTACAACGGCAAGTGGCACGAAGAAGGTAGCAATGTATTTCCTTGGGAAAAGAGAGCTGTTAAAGCAGAAAAAAACGCATGAAGAAAATTAAAGATACAGGCCTAGGTAAATGGCTTAAGAACAAAGCGCCAAACGTACTTGACGTAGTAGGAGACTTTCTACCAGACTCAGGTGCTCTTGGTGTAGTTAAAAACCTTATTGATAAAGATCCAGATGTAGACACAGAGTCAGGTATGGCTGCTGTAGATGCTGAGGTTCAGTTTCAAAATAACGTAAGCGAAAGGTGGAAAGCTGATATGGGTAGCGATGTAAAGCTAGCTAAGATGATTAGACCACTAACGCTTATATGTCTAATGGGTATGTTTATGCTAACAATGGTTTTTGATAGCGTAGATACATTACCTTTCAATGTTAAAGATTCATATGTAGACTTACTGCAGATACTTATGCTAACCGCTTTCGGTGCATACTTTGCTGGTAGATCTATAGAAAAAGTAAAAAAATAAAATGGGACAAAATTCAACAGAAGTAGCTTATAACTTTGGACAGTTTGGATCTACTCTATTAATCAACGAGGATGATAAGCTAGATCTTTCTGGTGCCAATGCAAAATACTACATTTGCGCAATTACAATGCTAGCTGATACTCAGTTTCACGGAGATGATAGTGGGTCTACCGGCTTAGAAGTGTTAGATGGAGGTGCAAACATGGGTATGGGTAATACATACTGCGTAACAACAGAAGATATTCAAGTATTAGACGATGACTGGGGTGCAGAAACAGCCTTAGGCGATAACCACGGAGAAGTTGTAATTACTGGAGGCAGCGGCACAGTGTTTCCTAAAGGTGTAACTATCTACGGTTTTTGGGATAGAGTTCAGATACACGCAGGTCCTTGCATATGCTACGTAGCGCCAAGACCAGATTACGTAACTAGGGCAGCACAACTGTCATAATGTTAGGATTAGCATCAACATTGGCTAGTAGTCTTTCTGATAAAGAGGTTTACAAAAGTCTAACATCAGCAGCAGGCAACAACAAACTCATCAGTGGATCGTTCGATGACTCTGCTGGTGTTGGAAATCTTCCACACACTACGGCTGGAAACGGAATACCATTTAGCACGAACTATACTACTAGTAGTACTTTCAGAGGAAGCTATACTATTTCTTTTTGGTATAAAAGCGCAGATGGAAGAGACTCACACAGAACTTCTAAAACAATGGCTAGTGTCGGTGGAGGAGAGTCTAGCCTTGATTATTTATACTTTACACTAAATAGTACTGGCCTTTTTTCAATTTACGGGTTGTCTAACGGAGCCGTTTTTCTTGAATTAGCCTTATCTCAAGCCCTTGCTGATGGAGCTATAGACTGGCACCATATAGCACTTACAGTAACCGGTGGAGGTGGATCTAATACAGTTTTTAAGATTTACGTAAACGGTGTGGCAGCTACAATGGCTACTGGTTTAGCGCTTAGCAGTACTAATCATGCTGCTTTTGATGCTGATGGCGGACTGCACGTGGCAGGTTCAATAGATACTTTAGCTACAAACAAAGTATTCCCTGGCACCAGTATATTTCACTATGATTTTATAGATGATTTTTGTTTGCATAGTTCTGCTCTAGACGCAGATAATGTAGCCGCAATATATAACAGTGGCACACCTATAAACCTTCTCGCCAACTCTGGCAACTACGACACGTCAGGTGATGTAGTGCTTTACTATAAGTTTGACGGAGAAGTTGGGCCTAATGGAACAGGGTTGGACTCTCACGGTACTAGCAATGGTACAGGCGGTCAATTTTCAACAGAATCAGCATCATGATAGTTAAAGTAATAGATACAAGTCAATGCACTGAATGTGACTCAAGCGCGTTTTTAAACATCATGGGTGCTAGACCTGATGGCAATAAGGTTGCGTTTGGATTTGAAGAAGACAGTGTACCAGATTTTTTTAAAGATAAAACTTCATATACGCAAGAACAATTTACAGCCATGACAAAAGATCCGTCTGACGCGTGGTATATAGCATAAACAATTTTAATTTAATACAATTTAATTATGGGAGGAAAAAAGAAAGAGAAGATGAAAGATCTTCGAGCAGCAGCTATTAAAGAAGAGCAGCTAAAAGAATTACAAAACATAGTAACTGCAATTAATAAGTTACAGTTTGACATTGGACAAATGGAAGTGCAGAAGCATAGTGCGTTACACGCTTTATTCCAAGGCAACGACAAGCTAAACGAAATGCAAGATATGTTTAAAGAGCAATACGGTACTAACGATATTAACATTAAAGATGGTACTATAAACTATAAGGACGATGAGTCATCTGATTCGTAAGATCACTATAGGTAAAGACTACAAAAATGACGCTATGCACTATGCCGTTGGGCAAGAGGTGTATGGTGGTCATACTATTTGTGATATACTAGAAGAAGACGATAAGTATTCTATTTATATTCGCAAAGCAAAAGCAGTTATACCTTGGAAGGATTTTAATAAGAACATGGCTATATCAGTTGAGTATAACCTAGAGTACTAATGCAGTCGGTTTACAACTATGTTGTAGAACCATTAGGAGAAAGGTATAACAACACAAAGAAGGTTGGAGATAAAGAGTTAATACTAAACACTGAGGTATTTAACCACCAGCATGTAAACAGAGAAGCTAAAGTTTTATCTGTACCTAAAGTTGGTGATTCAAACATACAGCCTGGAGATATAGTAACGTTGCATCATAATGTTTTTAGAAGATGGCATGATGTAAAGGGTAAAGAAAGAAATAGTAGATCTTTTCTTGAAGAAGGTAAGTATCTAGTAACTGAAGACCAAATATACCTATATAAACGAGACGGAGACTGGGTTTGTCCTAAAGGATATTGCTTCGTGCAACCTATTAAAGACAAAAGCCAGCTAAGCGTTGAAACTGAAAAACCACTAGTTGGTGTTGTTAAATACTCTAGCGGTGACATAAACGTAGGTGACTTAGTAGGATTTGATCCAGTAAGTACTTTTGAGTTTGTCGTAGACGGTAAAAGGATGTATAGGGCACTATCTAAATTTATTACAATTAAATATGAATATCAAGGAGACGAAGAAGAATATAATCCAAGCTGGGCACAGAGCGGTTGAGGAATTAATCAAAGTAGCTAAAGAAGCTATTGTTGATTCAGATGATGATATATCAGCTGATAGACTNAANAATGCCGCTGCCACAAAAAAGCTTGCNATCTTCGACGCCTTNGAGATATTAAACAGAATCCAAGAAGAAGANAANCTNCTTGAAGGTCGAGAGACTGTAAAAGAAGAAAAGGTTTTCAAGGGTTTTGCTGAAGGAAGATCTAAGTAATGTACGAACAGACATTATATAAAGTAATAGAGCCTATAAAAAAAACTACTCTTACCAGGCTAAACAGAGGTAAGAAGTGGAAATACGGTTATGATAAAGATCACGATGTAGTTGTCTTGTCTAGAAACGGCGTTATAGGTGAGATATACGATATACAAGGTTTTAAAATAGCTTTACCTAAAGCTCCAACTAACTTCAAATCTAAAACTGATAAGTGGAGCAAGGAAGAGCCGCCTAAAGAGTTGGCACGCATAAAGACTATATTCGACTGGAGAAACTACCCAGAAGAACAAAAAGCAAAGTGGCATGACTACATAGACGAAGAGTTTAGACGTAGAGAAGAAGGTCATTGGTTTATGAATAAAGGTAAGCCAACTTATTTGACTGGTAGCCACTACATGTATTTGCAATGGAGCAAGATTGACGTTGGTGCACCAGACTTTAGAGAGGCCAATCGGCTGTTCTTTATATTCTGGGAAGCCTGCAAAGCTGATAAAAGATGCTATGGAATGTGCTACCTTAAGAACCGTCGTTCAGGGTTTTCTTTTATGAGTTCAGCAGAAACAGTTAACTTAGCCACTATATCGAGT